CCAAGACACCAGCGCAGACTTGCCGATACCCCGTCCAGATGACACCGCATGGCGCAGTGTCTCAAAATCCACCAACCCCTGCTGCCGCTTAACGTGCGCTGCAATCTCCCGCAACACTTCCCGCTGCCACTTGCGTGGCCCCTTAAAATTCGCCAAGGGCGTGTTCTCTTGGCCCCAAGGAAACGCAAACAGTACAAACGCCTCGGGGTCATCAGCAATGGCCGGTGACCACAGGGTGGTCATGAGCTCTTGTTCCTCCTCGGGCTTGTAGATGGTAGTTTGCATTACTTCTTGTTGGCCTGCAATTTACGCATCTGGTTAATGTCGTTTTTGTTTTCAGCAGCTAACAAGTCCGGTGCGGCTACGCCCATTGCGGTTGCGGTTGCAGCAGTCTTGCGGAATGGGTCAAAAGCGGCAAAACGGGAACGCAAATTTTCTGGGTCAAAAACAACACGCTCCTTGTCCATGTCAGAACCAGCGTAGCCTTGCCGCTTTAACTCTTGCAAAAGTTTGTCTTTTAACTCTTGCACACTAAAATTTGGATTTTTGTCAACCAATTTCTGACGAATATCATCAAAAATTGCAATGCGCTCGTCTTCGCTTGTAAACTTGCCACGCGCCATCAAAGGCATGATCCTTGCATTGTCGCCAACATACTTTTCCGTGTACTGGGCAACAGGACTTGTGTACACGCCAGCGCCTAACTTGCCGCGAGGAGACACAACAAACGCACCAAAATCAGTTGCTGCGTCCGTGGCGTGATACAGCGGGTTACTCTCCTCAAACCCCATCGCCTGCGCCCTTTGCTGCGCCGTGTTGCCAGCAGGCAATCCCAACCCACCCTGAGACACCGGCAAAGAAGCGCGTTGTTGCGCCAAGCGTAAGGCTTCGTCTTGCGGAGCGGCAATCCTAGCCGCCAACGAGTTGGTGGGTGGCGCAACATTCAACTGCATCCCCATGCGGGTCATGTAGTTCTCAGCCATGCGGCCAGCCTGCGGTGCCAGTTCCCTTGCACCAGCCTGCAATGCCCGACCGCCCAGCCTCGCCGCAGGCGAGACAAACGGCGCAACTGCCAGCGCAGCCTCAGCCACATCCGGCTTTAGTTGCAACGTCTGGCCCCTGCCGGTAGTCAGCGCATCGCCATACGACATCTTATCTAGCGTGCTGGCTATCGCAGGAACCCCAAAGAAACCAGCCACACCCTGCATCTGCTGCGTTCGCTCCGGCGAAAAGGTGGAAGCCATCAAATCAGCAAACGCACTAATGTAAGGGTTGCGCTCAACGGGTTGCATGGAGTCTTGTTTGGGCATAGGGCAGATGATAAATTAAAAAATAAAAAAAGGGGCGCGAGGCTACCGTTCCCGTGGCCCTTTCGCGTCGGCCCTACCCCCTCCCTCGACCCCGTCGGGCGGGCGGGGCACCGGCCCTGCCGGACGTTAGTAAGTGCTCACGTCGCAGTTAACATAACACTCGTTGTCCACATTAGACGTCTCGCGACTCGACATCAACCACATCGCTGTTGTCATTCAGTACGCGCTGCTTCGCCTGGGCCAGCGCATCCATGACGCTGATGCGTGTGTCGGTCACGGCTACATCAATGCGATCCCCATATCTTTTCGGTTGCAATTTGGCGGCCACCCATTTGCGTGCGTCAACGCGCAGCCGTTTGTCTGCCACCCAGGCGCTCATTGCAGCCGGTTCTAAGCCCTCTGGCGGCGTTGAATCGCTGATCTCAATGATCTCCTCAGCCAGCTTGTCTGCGCGGTCTTGTAGGGCCTTCTCATAGCGGGCTTGGAAGTCAAGATCGTTGGCAATGTGCCTGCGTGCCTGCGCCACGCTCGGCATCCATGTGTGCTTCGCCAGCGCCGTGCTGAGACTGCCGCCGCTGCTGATGGTGTCGAGAATAACTTCCCAACACCTATTATCCGGCCCATATAACCTGTCGGGTTGCGGCAATGATTTCAATGCGGTTTTCATATAACCCCCATGCGCTTGCGCGTATTACTATCACGGTTGCCGCAAAATGCGCCCAACCCCCCTCCCACCCCCACCTCACCCACCACCATCACACCAATGTGAGTGCTTACCAACATCTTAGCCCTTCCAGCACGATTTCGGACGCAACGAACAGGGAACTGAGAACTATCTCTAAAGAGATAGTTCTGTTCGTTCCCGTTTTTCGTCTTTTTGCCCCCCTGAACCGTTCCCGAAAAGTTCCCGAAAAGTTCCCAGTTCCCACCTGTTCACCCCTTTTTCTTGCGGATCATCATGGCGCTGGACTCAACCGGATCGCTCACCAACCAGCCTCCATCGTCTACTTCAATAATCTGCGCCACTAATAATGCAGCAATCAACTTTCCATCTGCTGAAGGCCTAACATATACCCTCGCAGACGCCTCGCTAATACCCATCTTATGCACCAAATACTCCATCAACGCACCACGTTCAATGAACGGATGGCCCTTACGTTCTGGTGTTCCTGATGCCCACCAAGCGTTCTCGATGGTCTTACGGTGCGTTGCCAGCTTGACATCAGTCTTAACCGTTGCTTGCATGGTGGATGGCACCAGCACCGCGCTGGTGACGGCTTGCCCATCTTCGTCAAACCAACCTGGGATGGTGATCTGCTTCAGTTCTACATTGATGCTGGATGCCAATTCAGCATCCTTGCTCTTGCGCTGCACCAGTTGCATTGGCAAGTTGGATGTAGCGGGCACAATGCTGATCTCAATGTCAAGTGCACCACGCCATGCGCTTGAGCCTCTGGCACGGTGCTGGGCATCCTCGTTCACGCCTGTGTGGTGTACCAACACAACTGTGCACTTAAATTCGTGCATCAGCCGTGCGCACGCATCAAGCATCGTCTTCGCATCTTGGGCGCTGTTTTCATCGCCTGCAAGAAAGCGGTGCAACGTGTCCACCACAATCACGCTTGGTGGTTTGGGCAGCGACCTGATATGTGCCGCAGCCGTTTGATAGCCATCTGGTGTGTTGAGGTCGCACCCTGATTGAGACAGCCACATTGACAGGCTGGTGGCGTTGTTGTGGTGCTTCCACGCTGCAATCCGTCCGCGCAGACCTTGGTGACCCTCGCCTGCGAGGTAGACCACATCGCAGGGCTTGACCTTGTGACTGTGCCAATCGGACATGCCTGATGCGAGGTGTAGAACCCAGTCCAGCACCACGAACGTCTTGCCGCCACCTGATGGGCCGTGAACCATCACCAAGGCGTCGGCCTGTATCCAACGCTTCACCAGCCACCTGACCGGGGAGGGTTGGGCGCTGAACTGGTCAGCACCTACCAGCCAATCGTTGACAGGTGGTGTCAGCAAGGCCAGCAAGTCACCGCCTGCTTGGACGTAATCATTGGCATCGCCTTCGTCTGGTGGCATCACCATGCGTGCCCCGTGCTTGGCGCAGGCTTGCTCTGCGTACCGCTGGCCGACTCCTGATTTGTCATTGTCGGCCACAATTACTAGGTCGCGGTTTGGTACGATAGAGCGAAACAAGCCCGCAACGGGCACAAGGTTGCTGGCGCTATATGCCACCACCACGGGGCAGTTGGTCACCTCATGGATGGTCGCAGCAGTCGCAAACCCCTCAGCAATGTAGATCGTCGTGCCTGAGTGCTTGAGGTCGCTGACATCAATGGTGCCAAGCAACCAAAACTTGCCACTTGTCTGCCCACCGGGGTGGTAGAGTTTACCGCCGTCAGCGTCGATGTACTGGAGAGATGCTGTTGTGCCATCCTCATCAAGCAACGGCACCACCAGACGGCCATCGCCCGTGACCCGTGCGCCATGCGGCTTGATGCCCTTGCGCTTGAGGTATGGGTGATCTGGTGAGGCACCAATGCACTCGGCCCAGATTTGACCGACGACATCCGCGGCCACCTCGTGCTTGCGTGCCTGCTCGATGTCCCGCGCAGCTTTGGCCTCGGACATACGCCGAGCAAAAGCCATCTCATCGGCTTGGCTGATCTGCCTGCCCACCTCAGCACGCCACGTCTGCTCTAAGCCAGCACGCCAACAGCCAAATCGCCCTGCGGGGATGCCGTCGCTGAAGGCAATATACCAACCCGGCTTGTCGCCGTGTCCTGGCGAGCCTTTGGTGCCGCTTTTGAACCGATGAATCTTGCCGTCGAGATAGATGGTGTCGGGTGGCTCAAGGCCAGCCTCGCGCATGGCGTCTTGCAGCTGCTGCTCTGGCGGGGCCAGCACGGGTGCGGGGGGTGGTGACCATGAGCCGCCGAGGATGTGTCTTAGATCAGCCATTGACCGCCACCGTGCTGGTGTCGCGCAGATACGTCTCGATGGAGCGCATGGTCGAACGGCTCGGCCTAGTCTTGCCGTTCACTAAGCGATACAAAGTGAACACGCTCAACCCCGTTGCCTCGGCTACTACGGGCAGCTTTCGGTCGGCGAGGCGTTGCTTGATTTCGGTGAGGTTCATGTGATGTCAAAAAAAGTTGCAGAAAGTTTGCGAATGGTAGCACAAGCGCAAAAAGTGGTGTTATGATTTCGCCATGCGCTGCCCAGATGGTCTGACTAGCGCACAACCGGAGCAACACCATGATCGACATCAACACCTACACCGCCTCTGACCTGATGGCAGTCCCCAAGTATTCCCGGCCACAGATGATCACCAGCGAACTGGGGTTTATTAAGTCAGGCGACAAGTTTTGTATGTTTGACCTGACCCTGTGGCAAGAAAACGAAACGATCCTGTCGGTGTCATGCAGCACGCCCGAGCGCTTGCTGGCTCACTTGCAGGGCTACGTCGCCAACCGCCTTGCGATGGTTGCAAAATAAATTGCAAAAAGTCAGCACAGGCTGCAAAAGCCTGTGCTATGATTGCATCATGCGCTGACCGGATGTCCCGACAAGCGCAAAACAGGAGAGACAACATGAACTACGCAGAACTCAACAAGATCATTGAAGAAATCAACGAGGTTCTTGATGGTCGTCGCGGTTTCGTTTCTTTGACGAAAGCCCGCGCTTCTAAGGTTGGCATCAAACACGATCTTCTTTTGGCTTGCGCCCGTGTTCATTCGGAATTGGAAACTGGCACGCAAGGAAAAATTGGCTGGAATGCTTGGAAAAAAGCAATCTAAAACTTAATGCCCCCTCCGGGGGGCGCACTAAGGAACCACCATGTACATCGTCAATGGCAACGCCTACAAATTTGAAGACGGCACTCTGATGAGCGCCGCAACCATGCTCGACGGCACCGTCGACACCGATTGGATCGAGGTCAGCGACTTCAGCGAGACACCTGAGTGGCTGGTGGCAATGGCCGTCAGGCACGCCTTGCGCCGTGCGCTGGAGGTGGCAGCATGAAACCAAAACAAGTAGACCGTTGCCTCAAGTTGATCAGCATCATGAATGACGCACGGCGCAGGCAAGTCCACGCACACTATGACGCTCACAAATACGGCATTGGCAGTTTGAGTGGCAACCGCCGCTATGCCACTTATGAGCGTCAGGTTGACCGATACGAAAACGCCGTTGCTGAACTGGCGACGTTGATTTTGGAGGGTTGCGAATGAAGCGCCTGCTGATCGAGGTGGCGCAAGCCATCCTAGCCGCCGCCATCATTGGCCTGCCGTTTGCCATCTACTTTTGGCAAATGAAGCCCTAATGCTTTACCGTTGCCGGTCGGTCACCGGCACTCAACCAACGCCAAACCGGAGAAAACCCAACATGGCTATTTCACTCAAAACCACCAGCGGCCTGTCGGCCAACGGTGTCAAAGTGCTTGTCTACGGCCAAGCAGGGGCGGGCAAAACGACGCTCATGAAGACGCTGCCAAACGTGGTGGTGCTGTCAGCAGAGGGCGGTTTGCTGTCTATTCAGGACGCCGATCTACCCTACCTTGAGATTACCTCAATGGCCGACTTGATGGAAGCCTATGAATGGCTGTCCAGCAGCGAAGCCAAGAACTTCCAAAGTGTGGCCCTTGACAGCATCAGCGAGATTGCAGAGGTCTGTTTGAACAGCGAAAAGAAGATTGCAAAAGACCCAAGGCAAGCCTACGGCAGTATGCAAGAGCAGATGGCCGACGTGATCCGCGCCTTCCGCGACCTCCCAGGCCGTCACGTTTTGATGACCGCCAAACTGGAGAAGGCCACCGACGAGATGGGTCGCATCCTGTACTCGCCCTCAATGCCAGGTAACAAAACCGGCCAAAGCCTGCCGTACTTCTTCGACGAAGTGCTTGCTTTAAGAGTTGAGAAAGACGCCGACGGCGTGAGCCAGCGTGCCCTGATGTGCGACTCTGACGGCCTCTGGATTGCCAAGGATCGCAGCGGCAAGTTGGCAACTTGGGAAGCGCCTGACTTGGGCGAGATCATCAAGAAGATCGGCGGTGCAGCATGAGGCCTATGCGTGAGATTGCTGCTGAATGGGCGGCTGAGAAAGAGGTCGAGCGCATTGCAGTGGAGAACCGTCGTCGCCTCGAGGATGAGATGGTCAAGTCGTTTGCGTTGCAGCCTGACCTCGACAGCACGGTTACAAAACAAATTGGTGATTACGTCATCAGAATCACCGGGCGCATCGACCGCAAGGTTGACGCCGACAAGATTCAAGAGTTGGCCTCGCAGCACGGCCTTGAATCGCACCTTGGCACGCTGTGCCGTTGGAAACCCGAACTCAATATAACCGTATGGAAGAACACCAGCCCACAAATCACCTCCCTGTTAGCCCCGGCGATCACCGCGAAACCCGGTCGACCATCCTTTTCAATCGCTCACAAGGAATAAGAACTATGAAACTCGGAGAAACTTTTTCTGCTGCTGAATTGCAGCCATCAACACCATCCTATGACCTGTTGCCAGCAGGCTGGTACACGTGCGTTATTACTGATGCGGAACTTAAAGACACCAAGTCAGGCACCGGCCAGTACATCAAGTGTCGCTATGACATCACCGGCCCAACTGGCCAAGGTCGCGTGGTGTTTGGCAACTTCAACATTAAAAATCAAAACGTTAAGGCCGAGGAGATTGGCCGGCAACAACTGGGCGATTTGATGCGTGCGCTGGGGCTGTCGGCTGTAAACGACACTGACCAGTTGATCAACGGGCACTTGAGCATCAAGGTTGATGTGCGCCCAGCCAGCGGCGAGTACAACGCTCAAAACGAGGTGAAGGGCTGGAAGTCCAACACGGCAAGCCTGCCACCGCAGCCTAGCAAGCCGGATGCGCCTGCTGGTGCGCCAGCTAAAGCATCGCCACCCTGGGCGAAGAAGTAAAAAGGCGGGGCGGCTTGATTTGGTCTTTGACTAGGCCAAGTGGAAAGTCAGAAAAACCTTGGCATCGACATCCTCAAGTGCTGACTTGACGCCGCCCCAAACTGAACTGAACAAGGGAGAGGACATGGAAATCCCCCAGCCAGAGAATACCATTGCCAATTTGATTGACAAGCACCATGAGGCGCAGGCCGCGCAGGAGATGCCACGCCCCCACATGGGTTGCTCCATCGTCGGCCATCCCTGTGACCGTTGGCTGTGGCTGAACTTCCGCTTTGCGGTCAAGCCAGCTTTCCCCGGCAGAGTCCTGCGGATGTTCCGCCGAGGCCGGAACGAAGAGGCCACCATTATTGATGACCTGCGGGCCATCGGCATCAAGGTGCGTGCGCTGGAGGAGCAGATGCGAGTTGAGTTTGGCAGTCACTTGTCGGGCAGCATTGACGCCATCCTAGACGCTGGCGTGCCAGGTGCAGTCAAGACCAAGCACGTTGCTGAGTTTAAGACGCACTCAAGCAAGTCGTTTGCAGACGTACAGAAGCAAGGCGTTGAGAAGTCCAAGCCCGAACACTTTGTGCAGATGCAGTTGTACATGGCGGGGACGGGAATCCATCGCGCTTTGTACGTTGCCATTAACAAGGATGACGACAGCATTTATACCGAGCGTTTGGCGTATGACGCAGCGGTGGCCGACAAGTATATTGCCCGCGGTCAACGCATCGCGCTGGCTGACAGGATGCCCGAGCCGGTAAGCACCGACCCATCTTGGTATCAATGCAAGTGGTGCCCAGCGTATGCGATGTGCCATCAGGCCGAGCCAACCAAAGAAGTTAACTGCCGCACCTGTGCCCACAGCACCGCCAAACCTAACAGCACTTGGGATTGCGAGCGTTATGAATCCGATGACATTCCGTTGGAGTGGCAAGTGCGGGGCTGCGAATCGCACGTCCTGCATCCAGACATGGTGCATTGGAAGCGCAAGGATGGCCCGAATGAGTGGACTGCGGTCTACGTTGTGGACGGCAAGGACGTAGCAAATGGCGACCCAGACGCGCACATTTACAGCAGCAAGGAGTTGCTGGCTAATCCTGCGATGTGTGCGGTGGGGGATGTGGAGATTGAGAGGTTGCGGGCAAGGGGCGGCAGGGTGGTTGGATGAGCGAACTCAGACCCTACCAACGCCGCACCATTGAC